GCGCTATGTGTCAAATTTCCCTGACTGGCTTAGTGGCAGTGAAAACTGCCGCGCCATGTATGGGGAGCGCATAGTGGAGGGTAATCGACTAACCTTTGTTGCCAAGAACGATGAGGTCTCCCGCACCATCTGTGTAGAACCGACGCTGAATATGTATTATCAGCTAGGGCTAAAACACGTGCTAACTGAGAGGTTGAAGTACCAGTTCGGAATCGATCTGGAGAATCAACAGGCTCAGAATCGGAGACTTGCCCGCTGGGGTAGCAGGACCGGTAGTTTCGCAACTATCGATCTAGAAGCTGCTTCGGACTCCATGTCGGTTAGGATGCTTGAAAAAGCACTCCCTCCTGACTTCTTCAGAACGCTTATGGCTCTTAGGAGTCCGCGTTGTGATGTCCCGGGTCTAGGGTCCATGAACTTGGGGATGATCTCTACGATGGGAAACGGCTATACGTTTCCGTTGCAGACACTCCTCTTTATTAGTGCAATTATCGCAGCCTTCAAGAGCTTTGGCATTTTCGATGCTAAAGCGAATGAATGTTCTACGCGAGGTTATGGCGTCAACGGTGACGATCTGGTCGTTCCGGTAGAGATATCGGCTCGGCTCGTTCGTTTGCTAGAGATGCTTGGCTTTGTGGTGAACAGCGATAAGTCCTTTTTTGAAGGACCGTTTCGCGAGTCTTGCGGAGGCGACTACTATAATGGTAGTAGCATCCGAGGTGTATACGTTAAAGACGTCGACACTCCACAGGCTCGTTACTCTGTTATTAATCAACTTAACCTGTTTTCTGCGAGAACGGGTATTTTGTTACGAAGGGTTGTTCAACGACTTTTGACATCTGTCAAACCGTTGTTCGTTCCCCCGTGGCAGAATAGCGATGCTGGTATACGTGTCCCTGAAGCACTTTCTGGCTTTCAACCAGTGAGTAGTAACGGTTCGAAATTGTACCGTTATTATATGCCTGTCGGTTTAAAACTCCGTATAGGTGAAGACTTTATACACGTCCCAGCGAAGCTTAAGAAGCGGAACTATAACCCTCATGGGCTAATGGTCGCTTTCTTACAGGGTGGCATTGAAGGCTATAGTATTGGCTCTCGTTCTCCTTCGGGTGTACGACCCAAATATAGTCTCAAAGTAGGTGTAGCCCCGAATTGGGGCTTTTACTGTTCCGATTGGGGCAGTAAGCCGAGCAGTCCTTTGCTCGAACACCGGTCGAAACCAGATGATG